CGCGGCCGTCAGTGCGGTGAGTTTGGCATCAGCCATCGATCACTCCAGTAGCAGCGCGTCGCCGGTTTCGAGCAGGAGCGCGTCGCCGGTTTCGAGCAGAAGCGCATCCACGGCTGCCGTGGACACGATGGAAATCTTGCTGCCTGGCACTACCCCGAAATACTCCGTTGTTCCAGACGCGATGCGCATCGAGGTTGACGAAGCGGTTGGGTCTGCCCCCAGGAGCACTCGACAGTCAGCATCGACATGCACCCTGATGTAGTTGCCCTTGAATGCCGCGCTCTTGACCTCGCTGCCAATCGTCAGTTGCTGATCCACGATGGACGGTTCATTGCCGAACCGCATGACCGCGCCAGAGGCATCGCGAGGCAGTTCCGCGTACTCACTGATGTCAGCGATCGCCACGAGGTTTCCTCAGCATGACGTAGGGGACACCGAACACCGCAATGAGGATGCCCAGGATGTACAGGTCGAAGAGGGTCTGCATCAGATGCCCTGTCCGAACTTGTTCTTGATGGCGATCTCGGCCTGGAACCGGTCCCGGCCGTCGGCGATCTTCAGACGCTCGAGCGCCGATTTCTCGGACAACTCGGCGGTGCTCAGTTCGCGCTCCTGTTGCAGCGCGACCAGCGCCAGGTAACGCTTGTTCTCTTCCTGGGCCTGCGCGATCTGGAACTCGTTGGACTCGCGTGCGCTGTTGTAGGCAACGTCGGCCACGCGCTCTTGATGGATCAGGGCGTCTCGCTCGCGCTGCGCCTGGCGCGCGGCCTCGGCGTCCTGCGCCTTGATCTGTGCCACCTGTACCGCGGGTTCCGGCGGCGGTGGCGGTGGCGGATTGGTCTTGGCCTGCTCCTTTTTCTGGGCGTCCTCTTCTTCGGTGGCCACCCAGTCGTCTGGGTTCAGCTTGAAAGACTTGAGGATCGCTCGCAGGCCGGAGAGCGCCTTCTCAGCCATCAGTGGGCCGTAGATCGGGGACTGCGCCAGCGCGGCTACCTGCATCATCGCCATGCTCTGGGCGTCACGCTCCACCAGCACGCTCGAACCGCGGGCATCGACTTCGAAGTCACCCTTGCCGTCGCCATCGGCCTGCGACATGAACCACCGGTAGTACCGCTTGATGTGCGGCTCGGTGATCGCGTCGTCAAACAACTTCACCCGGTGACGCAGCGGCGAGTTGGCGGCTGCGAACAGCGCCAGTGTGCCGCCGACGTTATCGGGCGCGGCGCCTTGGTCGCCCTGCATCAGGAGCGGCGTGTTCGACTCGCGATCGGCCATCTCCATCGCCGTCTCAACGATCTTCAGCAGTTCCTCGGTATGCGAGGCGAACTCAAAGGTGGCGAAGGCCTTTCGAGCATCGTCCAGATCATCCTTGCCGACCCAGACCTTGCGCGGCGCCATCTGCCAGTCGCCGTCTTGCGGCTCGACCAGGCTGCGCAGCACCACGACCTGGCCACCGGACGACAGACCAGCGTTGTCCATCAGCTGGCGCCAGGCCGCGGTCACCACTCTTTGGGCGTTGTGCAGCCGGTGCGGCATGCCGTCACCGAACGGCGAGTCGTCGCGCGGCCACCAGTTGAAGAAGTCGTACGGCAGATCGCGCGTCCACCGCTTCAGGGCGCCGATGATCCGGTCGTTGACCACGATCAGCACGCACTGCTCGACGGACATCGCCTCTTGCAGGGGGTTGCCAGAGGCTTCGCGCAGGAATGAGAAGTCCTTGGCCTCGATCTCGCCGTGGTACTCCCACTGCTGGTAGGCGCCGTCCTCGGACGTGACCCGCTGCACCCTGCCCTCGGCCGCACTGACCCTCTTGGGGTCTTCGGCCAGGATGTCGGCGATCTCCTCGCTCAGGAACCCGGGCATGCCGATCAACTCGCGCAGTTCGCGCCGGGTGATGTCGCGCATCTCCCAGATGCCGGATCCCCTCTGATGGTTGTTGCCGCACGCCGGGTCGGGGAAGACATTCCAGGGGTCGATGCGCTCGCTGCCGGGCCTGGTCTCTTCGGTCTCGATCTCGGCGAATGCCATCGATCCATCCTTGCCGGCCACTTGCTGGTAGGTGCAGTCCGACTGGATGTACGGGCGCGGCCCCTTGAGCACGCCGGTGCCCAGCCGGCAGGCGTCCTCGATCATTCGCCGCTGCTCGCCGTTGTAGTTGCAGGCGGTCAGCACGTCGTCGATCTGGTTCTCCATCGCCGCGGCAGCCTGCTTGTAGCTCTCGCGCACGCTCTGAGCCACCTCGGACAACTTGCCCACCTCCTGGCCGGACACCGGGTCCACCAGCGTGCCCGGGGTCTGGGCGTCCTTGGCCAGCTTGTGATTGGGCCGCGGCTTCACGCCCCAGTTCTTGTCGTCGATCGGCAGCAGGATCTCGCAAAGCCTGGCGGTGACCGCCTCGACCTTGGGGGCGACGATGTTGATCGACACCCGGCTGCGCTGCGCACCGCTGCGCCGCTTGGACGGCCCGTTGCGCAGGGCATCGACCATCGCGCTATCCTCGGCGCCCGCATCCTTTCCCTCGTACAGTCGCTGCGCGGTGCGCCAGCGTCCCTCGACGCCAGACGCGGCACGGGCGGCGACCCACTTGTCGCGCGTCTTCACCACCGCCTCGTAGATCGACTTCAGGCGCTCTTGCTGCGCCTGCTCGATCTCGGTCTCGTCAGTGAAGTCAGTCGAATTCATGGGGCCTTTGGGTGATAGGTCAGTAGCCGACTTCGGCATCGAGCACGCCAAACGGCACGGCAGCGGACTGCACGTTCTCGCGCTCGCGCACTGGCTCGGCGAACGTCAATGCGATGGCATCGGCGATGTCTGGCGAGCGGCGATCGGGGTCTTTGCGGATCGATTCCTTGGACTCGATCAACAGACGGTTGTGACTGTCGTAGGTGTAGCCGGGGCACAGAAGGTCGGCCGCGATCTCGTCGCTGTCCGGGATCTGCACCGGGCGCTTGCCGAACCATTCCTTCATCCGGCCCCAGCACTCGGCCCGCTTGTTGCGGTAGTGGTCGTCGTCGCCGGCGCTTTCAGCGCCACCCACGCCACAGACCACCTTGCCGTAGTTCATCTCCTCGAGCCGATCGAAAATCCCCACGCCCAGACCGACCACGTCGATGAACACGCGCGCCGGGCGGTCCTGCTCGATGATCTGGGCGACGATGCCGGCCACTTGCATGGTCGTCTTCTTCTCGAGCGTCCGGATGCGCTGCACGACTCGGCCGCGGCGCCAGACGATCGCCGTGCGGTCATCGCCGAACCGGGCCGGATCCACGCCCACCACCAGCGGGCCGGATGCCGTTGTGACCGCCTTGCGGGCAGCCTGCACGTCCTTCACCTCGATCCAGGCATCCTTGTTCGCGGCCTGGAAAGCCTCGCTCGGCGTGTTGGGGTACTCCTGTTCGAACATCGCGGAATCGCCCTTGAAGTCTGTTTCGATCTTGTTTCGGCGAAACGCAAGCTGCTCGTCGTCCAGCCCATACAGCGTAGCCAGGTCCTGCTCTTCCGGCGTGCGCACCCAGCCGCGGCCCACCGGCCTGCGATACTCGGTCTGCCAGAACCACGGAACGAAGATCGCGATGTAGTCGCCCACGCCGGCCACCGCCCGGTTCCAGCGGCCATAGAACTCGCCCGACTGGCCGTTGCCGGTGGACTCGAGCACGATCTCGGTGCCCGGCAGATCCGGAATCGACTGGCCCACGCCGGCGAAGTGCGATGCGGCATTCGGCCAGAACGCGCATTCGCTGCCGTGGAACAGGTGGACGGTGCTCGAGCGCCCGATCTCCTTGGTGCCCGCGGTCGCGACCGAATACTTGCAGTCGAGCTTGGCGAACGTCATCTCTTTGGCGTTCGATGCGCCGGTGGTCACGCGCAGTCCCTCGGGCACGTTGTCGTGATACCGCTTCGCCATCGCGAACATGTTGTCGGTCGCGGCCTGCTCGTGGGTCAGCACGAACGCCCGCTTGCCGAACGTGTTCGACAGCCTCCAGTAGAACCGGGCCTGCAGGTAGGTCGATGCCCCCTGTTGCCTGCCCTTC